AAGTCATTACATCACATATTTTTTAGAATTAATAAAGAGAGGTTAAAACATGTTTAACAAAAAACCAGAAGGCTCCCCAGAAAACCCCGCACCAGCTCGCGTGATTGACCCCGTGCCGGTTGCCGCTCCGAATCCTGTCCCAACTCCCGCACAAAATCCAGTGGCCTCAGAAGACGTCACAGAAAAGATTAGAGCGTGGAAAACGGGAGACGAAATTGAACTAAAGGGTATTAATGGCCATATTTTTAATGACCTAAACAGCACTTTTGCACAAGACAAAAGCGACCGTGGTTTTAGATTTAATTACGATCAATTAGCTGAAGTATTAACGATTGTAGATGACAAGTAAAAAAATACCAAACTATACGGTTGTAAAGGACACACGAGAGCAGGATGGCTGGTTTTTTACTTCTTATGATAGATGTGAAGGCATGGAGGTCAACACTCTTCACACCGGCGACTACACCCTTAAGGGGTTTGAAGATGTGGTCTGTGTAGAAAGAAAAGCCTCTGTATCAGAAATAGCAACAAATCTAGGGAAAAAGAAAAAAGCATTTTACAACGAGATGGAAAGAATGAGAGATTTCAACTTTCGTTATCTCTTGCTAGAATTTTCTGCTTTAGATGTTATAGACTATCCCCTTAGCCTATTAGGTGAAGGAGATAGAGAACTCTATGACCTATACAAGTCTGGAGAAATTGACCTTCCAAACTTTAAAAGATTCAAGATAGTAGAGCAGACAAAAATAAGCGGAAAATACTTAATAAAGTCGCTGATGGAACTTAGCATAAGGTATGACATAAATGTTATGTTTTGTGGAAACAAGAATGGCGCGTTTTTAATATGTAACAGTCTTTTTAAAAGGCTAAACGAACTTTTTCACAAGAGAGACAAAGCGTGAACAGTCTCAAAAACATAGAAAATGCTTGGCTCGGCATAGATATTGACGAGTCTAATCTCTTCAATCCTATGGAGTTTGTGGTGGAGGGTGCTGACAGAGACGATTTACTGGAGCGAATAGCTTGGTTAATGGTGCAGCCAGAATACTTTTCCTTTGTATGTAAATACATATTGAATATCGAACTTCTGCCATTTCAATCCCTACTTCTTTATGAGCTGTGGAATAGAAAATTCCCAATGGTCATAGGTTCTCGTGGTATGGGTAAGTCTTTTATACTTTCTGTATATCCTCTTCTTAGAGCGCTGTTCATGCCGAGAAGAAAAATTGTAGTAGTCGGTGCCGCATTTAGGCAGTCTAAGGTTTTGTTTGAATATATGGACACCATATGGAAAAACGCCCCAATTCTAAGAGACCTATGTGGCACTGGAAGTGGCCCAAGAAGGGATGTTGACCGATGTGTTATGCATATTGGGGATAGCACCATAACATGCCTACCTCTTGGCGATGGATCAAAGATTAGAGGCCAGAGAGCCAACGACATTATTGCGGATGAGTTTGCCTCTATCCCTAGAGATATCTTTGAAAACGTTGTTGCTGGTTTTGCCGCTGTTGCCGCCTCACCATCAGAAAAGGTAAAAAGCAAAGCTAAGGCAAGGAGAGCTAAGGAGCTTGGCATAGATTTTGAGACCGAACAAAGTCTTATAACAGAAAAGTCAAACCAGATTATACTTTCGGGAACCGCATATTATGACTTTAACCACTTTGCAGACTATTGGAAGAGATATAGAAACATAATCAATAGTCGGGGAAACAAAACAAAGCTAGAGGAAGTGTTTGGTGGCGAGGTTCCAGAAGATTTTGACTGGACTGAGTATTCTATCGTTCGTATGCCGGTCGATACGCTGCCAGACGGATTTATGGACGATGGTCAGGTCAGTAGAGCCAAGGCGACAGTACATTCTGGAATATATAACATGGAATATGGAGCATGTTTTACAACAGACAGTCAAGGATTCTTTAAAAGGAGTCTACTAGAAGGGTGTACAACATCACCAACTAAGCCAGTAAACCTACCATCCGGTGAAGTGTCTTTTGAATCACTGCTAAAGGGAGACCCGAACAAACAGTACATTTTTGGTGTTGACCCTGCATCAGAAGTTGATAACTTTAGCATTGTTGTGCTAGAGGTAAACAAAGACCATAGACGTATTGTTCATTGCTGGACGACAAACAGACAGCAGCACAAAGACAAACTCAGATCAAAGATAGTGGACGAGGATGATTTTTACTCGTACTGCGCCAAGAAAATTAGACAACTAATGCAGGTCTTTCCCTGTTTAGAGATAGCTCTTGATGCTCAGGGTGGTGGTATCGCTGTCATGGAGGCGTTGCACGATAAAGATAAAATCCCAGAAGGTGAAGTTGCTATATGGCCAGTTATAGAAGAAAAGGCTAAAGATACCGATGATCACTCGGGATTACATATACTCAGGCTTTGTCAGTTTGCAAGAGCGGACTGGCTGGCGGAATCTAATCATGGACTAAGAAAAGACTTTGAAGACAAGGTTTTGCTTTTTCCGTTTTTTGACTCAGCAAGCATTGGGCTTTCTATTGAGCACGATAAAGTGTCTGGTAGAAAGTATGACACGCTTGAAGATTGCGTTATGGAGATTGAAGAACTTAAAGACGAACTATCCATGATAGTTATGACACAGACCGCCACTGGTCGCGAAAGATGGGACACTCCTGAAGTAAAAGTTGCCGCAGGAAGAAAGAGTAGACTACGTAAAGACCGCTATTCATCATTACTTATGGCCAACATGTCTGCCAGAAGTTGGACAGCAGATAGAGGCGTCGAATTTTCTACCATCGGAGGATTTGCCCAAAAAGACAACAGCATCAAGTTTCAAAACGAAAAACTTTATCATGGGCCGTCTTGGTTTTCAGAAAAAATGCAAGATGTATATTAGCTTGTGTATAATAGTATTGACAGTAGTATTAACAATAACATTGACGGAGATTAACATAAATGTCTAAATCACCACTATACAGAACGTGGGATAGTGATTCCCAAAAACAAGACGCTTACGTACAAACTGCTGATGCGATAGAGGCTTATGACGGAATCCAAAAGGCTGTTGCATATGGCAGAAGGTCTAGCTATATAGACATCGAGCCCAACAGATCTGTAAGAACCAGTTTTCTTCGCCAAGACTATGATGCGTTTCGCCCCGGAGAATCCGTAGCTAGCCAACAGAAAAGAATAATCAAGCAAAGTATGCAAGCCTATGATAGAGTGGGCATTATTCGTAATGTTATTGACCTGATGAGCGATTTTGCTTCACAGGGACTTACGCTTGTACATCCAAATAAGACAATAGAGAAATTCTATAGAAAATGGTTCACTCAGGTTGGTGGCGTAGACAGGTCGGAAAGATTTTTGAACTATCTCTATAGATGTGGCAATGTCGTTGTTAAAAGACGAACCGCAAAGTTAAATCGCAAGAAGGAATTAGAGCTAAGAAGAGCCGCCGGAGCAGATCTTAAATTAGAAGATATAAAGGTGAACAGGAGAGAGGTTCCTTGGACATACGACTTTTTAAACCCTCTCGCTGTCGATGTTCAAGATTACGGCGCGCAGATGATTGGTAAGCCTCAGTTTTCCCTAAATCTATCCAAATACACCTATGAAACCTTGGTGAATAGTTCAAACACAAACAAAACAGTCTTTAGGACTCTGCCAAACGACCTGCAACAAAGGTTAAAAACTGGAGAGAGAGCAATTCCACTCGATGAAGACAAGGTGAGCTTCTACCACTATAAAAAAGACGACTGGTTATTGTGGGCAAACCCTATGATATACGCCATTCTTGACGATATTATAATGTTAGAAAAAATGAAACTTGCGGACTTGGCCGCTCTTGATGGAGCCATTTCTAATGTTAGATTGTGGACTGTTGGTGATCTAGACCATAAAATCATTCCAACAAAAGCCGCCATAAATAAACTACGAGACATTTTAGCAAGTAATGTTGGTGGCGGAACTATGGACTTGGTGTGGGGGCCAGAGCTTCAGTTCTCAGAAAGTCAGTCTCAGGTCTATAAGTTCTTGGGCGCTGAAAAATATCAGCCCGTTCTTACTAGTATCTATGCCGGTCTTGGGATTCCTCCTACCTTAACAGGGGCTTCCACGGGCGGAGGCTATACAAATAACTATGTTAGTCTTAAAACTTTAGTAGAAAGACTTGAATATGGTCGAGAGATACTAAAAGGGTTTTGGCGACAGGAGATTGAGATAGTTAGAAAAGCTATGGGCTTTAGATTTCCAGCTGAAATTCATTTTGATTCAATTA